GGAATGGTTAGGATTTGACGTACCGAATCTTTAACAGAGGGAACCTTGCTCGCGACCGCAAATACGAAACGTACGAGCGCATCCACATGTTCTTCATTCGCACTTGTCTTTTCTCTACGAATGCTTTCTGTCAGGTCGTTGATAACAGTTCGAACAAACCCAGACATTTCCTCTTCGGTTATAAGTGATCGACTATACAACTCGGCGACAAGTACAGCAAATGACCTCTTGGTCTCCTTTTGCTTTGTCCACGCAAAGATGGCTTCTTCGTATCCTGAGTCGGTTGACATGGGAACGACGATAACCTTTGATGCGTCGTAGAGTGTATCAAACATCTGAATTTGAGTATGAAGGTCTTGAAGAGCATCTGGATATACCTTAACAATATCCTTATACAAATCGGCCATGATAGGAGCATAAAAGTTCTGCTTGATACCACGATCGAACAACAATGTAGTTACTCGAAGGCGAAACATGGCATCACGAGATTCTAACTTTCCAAGGACGATGCCACTCATCTTTTCATAGGTCTGTTTGGTTAGCTTGTTGATACTCGAGTTCACTTCATCGTAATCGGGATCATCCTTCTCCCGTACCTTTCGAACAACATCAATCAAAACCGATTCTCTCCAATTTGTAGAGGATTCCATACGAGGCTTTGGGCGACGAAATGCTGGCTTGAAGGAAATCTTCAACTTGGAAATGATGTCCGCAATAACATGCGGAAGAGGATCGCGAGGAGTCTCACGAATGGCGTAGATATTTGAAACTTCCATCTGGGACTCCTTGTATCCTTGTATCCTTTCAATTTCGTTTTTGAAAACGTGAAACTGTGAAAACGAATGTTTATTTTTGAATTCATTTCTCTCTTCCCGAAACAAAGATGGCAACCAGTGGATCCACAAACTTACCACATGCGTGGACTTTGTGGTACCACGATCCAAACAACAATGATTACTCTCTGGAAAGCTACATCAAGATAACTGGAATTTCAACAGTTGAGCATTTCTGGACGGTTATCGAGAACATTTCCTTGGAGGCTTGGAACTCGGGTATGTTCTTTCTTATGAAGGAAGGCTACAGACCTCTATGGGATGTTCCAGAGAACGCAAAGGGTGGAGCATGGTCAAAAAAGACTGACGCATCCGAAACCTATTCTATATTTGTAGACTGTATGGTACATTGTATCGCAGAGAAGATGCTTACCCGCAACAACGACACGATTGTCGGAGTTAGCTTATCGCCAAAGGGTAATTTTCACATCATCAAGATTTGGAATACCAATACTGCTGTACACGATAAGCGGTTGTTTGATACACACTCTATGAAGATAAAGAGTGTCGATGATATCGCATACAAAGCCCATAATTTAAGACCCAAGTAATAATAAGGCTAGGAAATGAGTGTAGTTCCACCGTTAACAGGACCACCGCTGTACAGATATGTTCCAGGAGTAGGAAAGATAGGAACCACCATCAACGGACCGACAGGGCCGACAGGACCGACAGGCGCAGCAGGAAGCGCTACCAATACAGGAGCAACAGGACCCACGGGACCGACAGGGCCGACAGGGCCGACAGGGCCGACAGGACCGACAGGACCGACAGGGCCGACAGGGCCGACAGGACCGACAGGACCGATGGCAACACCACTCGGGAATACATTACGTGTCGATGCTGTCTACGGCAATGATACGACTGCCGCACTGGATAGGTACAACAAACCTTTTTTGACTATATCCGCAGCTCTTGCGGCCGCACTTGCTGGAGAAAACGTACTTGTGGGCGCAGGAACCTATAATGAGAGTCTAACCATTCCCGCAAACGTATCCGTAACAGGTTCGGGAGCCCAAGCAGTAGTACTTCAGAGACTGAACGTTGCTTCGAATACTACTCTTCTTACCATGGGAAGCAATTGTCGGTTTGAGAATTTTACATTGAATCTGTCGTCATCCTCGAATGTCAATCTTACTGGTTGTGATTTCCCAACAGGAACATCTACAAATGCAAAATTACGAAACTCGATTTGGACGATAACATCTACCGCAACAGGTTCGAATACAATCCTAGGGGTTCGAAGCGCAGGAACAAGTGTTAATCCCACTGTATTTTCGGCACCGAATGCTATTCAACGTTCGACCATTAACGTTATATCCAGTAGTGCTGGACCCAGTCGTGGAATCCTGGTCAGTGGAGCCAACAGATTTGCTGTACGTGATATTGTCGTTCATGCCAGAGGAACTGGCCCAGATATAGTGGGTGTAGAAACGACTGATGCGGGAGCAGTCTTTGACTCAAAAACGACTACTATTTCTGGAACACTATACGATATTAATCAAACGACTGGAACCATTCAACTTGGGTTCACGGATTTAGTGAATAATAACGCAAACGGAAATGGGTTTGCGGTGACCACTGAACCGTCCCATTTATTGTTTGTGTTAGGGCCTCAAGTGAACTACAGTGGACAAGGGAGTATAGAACCTACTCCGGTGGGAACCTATTATCTCAGTCCAGGTACGAGTGTTGCCAACTTTGCTTCGCTTGTTGTAGGTATTCCATTTGCTCAGCGCGTGGTTATCTTTGACGGAGTTATATCCTCTACAGTAGCAATCCCAGTAGGTGTGACTGTTACTGTTGGGTTATACAAGTCGTCTACTCCGAATGTACTGGGAACGCTGTTCAAATCGGCTATTCTAAATAGTTCAACGCAAAATGTTGTGATTAATAATTTTGCAACAACGTTTGAGACAAGCGAATACTTTCAAGCGAGGTGTGTTATTTCAGGTGGATCTTTAATTGCGGGAACAAATATTTGTATCGCAATCGGATTGTATTAAGACAGCGTAAACAAGTAGCGAATCTTATTGAGTTCAGCAAGAATCTCATCACGAATGTTGAGCAAATCTGTGTCTGTCTTTTTCATCTTGCGAGGAAGAACGTTAATCAGGTACAGAGTTTGCTTCGATACAAACTGGCGAGCCGCAGCCGAGCTGAAATTGTGAAGCTTGATACCCTTTGAAACCTTGGGGCGACCATACTTGCCCATATAGACTTCCACGAATCTATCGATAGCCAAATCAAGAGCAGCGGTTAAATCGTCGGTTGCCTTGTGGTCAGCAAATGACTTGGTTTGCCAGTGGTATAGTTTGACCTGATTGCGAATACCCAATAGAGTCGATACAATGTCGCCGCCAGACGTGCTGTTCTTCATCGTCTTTCTCCTTCCTCCCGTTATGACTTTCTCTTCTTCCTCTGTTAGCGTTATCTCGGGAGCAGCGCGCAGTTCTTCGTCGGTAGGAGGAGGGCGTCTTGCGTCAATCCCTTCAAGACCAGGCATCTGCATTGAAGAAACATCAATATCGTCTTCCATTTTGTATTAGAATCATATTTTATGCGTAATCACAATTCCATTTTTGAAGCTCCCAACTCGCAAAGGTATCGTCTAGGAAATCATCTGGTTTGTCATAATCAGCTTCTCTTGCGTGTCCAAAATCGACAACCCATACAATTCCGTCTTTTTCTACAAAGTTGTATGGAGTGACATCCACATACTCAATACCCACATGCATGTACAACATATACAGAATATCTACAATATCAGCCTTTATCCACTCGGGAATATCCTCCAAATTTTCTCCATAAACGTCTGCCAAACAATTGGCATCGAGATTCTCCATAACAATTGAATTGCGAGTGCAGCGAATAACCTTGGGTGAAACACCGATTGCTGCTGCGCGTCGTTGAAGACGTGCCTCCCTACGAATCTCTTCATAAGGCGTGTCCCTAAAACGCTTTACGAAGGACTTCATCTTGGGTCATGTCTTAACCCTAGAACAAAAACAATTCGTTTTACAGTTAAGTCGACCATGTTCCACCCAGACCAGAATGATAGATCGCAATCGGACCTTTTGTTCCTACAATTGTATTTGCGACGACCTTGGAGGCTTCGGTAAGAGTTTCTGTTTCTTGCTTGCCAACCAAAAACTCAGTCTGAAGAATATTGATTCCACCTGGAACATAGTACATGTCATCTCTCACCTTGATAGAACCTGGAAGCGGCTGTTGACTCAAGAATCGATTGGGTTTGGCTTCCTTGTACGGAGTTGCCTGTTGATTGAATTGGTAAATCTGAGCAGAATCAAACAAGAACACCTTATCGGCTTGTACATCTTGGATTCCAGAGCGCAAATAGTAAGGTCCAGTCGTTCGGTTGATGAACTCGCTTTCCATATCAATCTGACCAAGACGATTATCGTCCAATAGACGTTCCAATACAGGATTGAACTTGGTCGCAGCAAAGAAGCTGTTGGTCAGATACTTGTTGCCTGCGTTTCCAACACAATCGGCTGGCGGATCGCAGGGGTCTTCATTACAACCGATGAACTGGTATCCTTCGGCAAACGCTTTCTGAATACCCTGTAAGAACGCTGGACTGATTTCAAAGAGCGAGTCAATGTAGATGCCGCCATTGTTGTAGACAATCTCTAGTCGTGCCAAATCAGCAACCTGTGCCCATCGACTTTGACCAGATGATTGCCCCTTTTGAATGGCAGTCTCTTGGTACCCGATTGTACTGGGGAAGTTCTCACGGGTTCGGTCTTCGTTTCTCCACAACCTGTACGTCATACCCTCTGCTTCACACACCTTCTTATTGGCCTCGAACATGTACTTTCTCCATTCAGGCATATCACCGCCAAACCAAATCTGGTGAACGGTTATTGGTCCTACTTCAGTAGAAACAGGTTGTCCCGCGGGCTTGGACAGATTCCAGCGAATGCGAGAAATGAACGTGTAAGTCTGAACATGTTTATTGATGTCAGCGATGGTCTCGCACATTGTTATGAGGTGTCGTAAGGTACTGCTCTTACCTGAAAGGAACATAGGGGCAGTTGTATCCACACGAATAGCACGAGTGTACATATCAATACCGTCCTGGCGTGTCGACCCATCGGTTCCTACAAACTCGTCTTCGGGTCCGACACCCGCAACAGGACCACCTAACTCTACGTCGCTGCCCGAATACAAAGCCTTGAGTATTTCGGGTATAGGAGCATCCAACGCCAAAGACACCTTCTGACCCTGTCCCGAATTGTTTGGAGTTATACCCTGTAGATTTTGAGTAGCAATTTCATTAAACTCGCCGTACTTCTCTGCAAAATCTACAACCTTGAGCATAACATCCTGAGTAAAGAAGTTCTTGGCTTCCTTCATGTATCGCAGATAACGAGAGTACTCATCTCGCATCTGCTGGTTGCCGTCAAAGAAGATATACTCATAAAAAAGGTCGGGCTGACGTTTATACTTAATATTCTCCGATACCTCCTCTTCATATGTGTCTGGATTACGATTCACAGAAGCACCCTGTTCAGCAGCTCGTTCCTCGCCAGTTAAGCAATAGGGATGTTCAATCAATGCATCTTCCACAGACGCAGGATCATTCTGATCTTTTAAGAATGTCTTATAGAAATCCGTAAGCCATAGATATTCAATAGGTAAACCGATTGTATTGGTGTCTATAACAAGCGATTGAGTGGTAAACACTTGGGACAGAATGCGGTCGTCTGCTTTTCCTGCCATTTCGGGTTTGGTGGATTCTTCAAACCATTTATCTAAGAGACGCCTTGCAGCAGGAGTGTTTCCAAAGTACATTGTTCCACCCGATGTCTCAAATGTATACGGATCGTAAGCAGGTTTTTCTAATGACTTCGCCTTTGATCGAGGATCAATATTCCAGTTTCTCGCCATAAAATCCACATTGTCCAAGTCAAAAATATGAGGATATTTGTTGATCCACATATCACCATCAATATAGAGAACAGCACGAGGAGCGACAGCATCCAATATCTTCTTGATAAAGAGCGGTTTGCCGTTGATGGCATTCTGGTAATCAGAACGTTCGAACTCGGTATTCAATGACACAAAATTCACATTGGCTGCTCTACACTTCTCTTCCCATTCACGTATCATATCGGGAAATCCGCGAGGAGGCCGAGAACCGGGTTTTGCCTGTTGTTCTGCCTGTACCTTCGCATATGCTTCTGCGACAATACGTTTACCTTCGTCTGTTGCCAATACTTTCGCTTTCCATTCATTCCAGTTCTTCTGAAGACCAACAAGGATATCTTTTTCAGATGTTGTTAATGCGCGAGTTTGACTTACTCTCTTGATTTTCGCAGCCATCGCAGTCATCAACTTGGGAAATGGATCTATCTGATTGAGTTTCCCAAGTGCTTCTTGTTTTGCGATATCCATAACATCTTCGGGACAGGGAAACTGAAGATTACGGTTCATATTCGCACGACCCCACCAATAGGTTGCGACTACAAACTTGCTCTCGGGATTAATGATATTGATACCCGTAGCAGGAGTATCTGCGATAATCTGTTTGACAGTCTCGATCGTTCCTCCGCGATAAGTCTTTCTTCTTGGTTTCCGAGAACGATACGTCCGTCTCATTTATGATTGAATAAGAAGTATTTACTCCCGTATTCAATCTAATGGAGAATGGTAGTCTTGCGTTTGGTATTATACTGTTAGCGGGAGTGGTTTGGTTGGGTCAATTTTGCCTACACAGAGCAAGGCATGAGGCAGAGCTTGATGTCGCCCAGGTTCGCAATAACGTAGCGAATCATGAGGAACCAGTCGTTCTTCATATGGATCTCCAGGTTGTTCGAGAGGTTGGAGCACTTGGTAAAGAGAACCAAGTGAGGCAAACTGAACGTTCCTGAAACAATCTCGTCATTCTCTTTCTTTGCAATAGACATTTCCGTCGCAGTATCATTGCCCATTGTTATAGTTTGAGAGGCGAACGGGCCCTTACACGAAAAAGTCAGTGTGTTTCCAACATTCTTGATATCGACAGTCTTTGCTGCCAGAAGTGTCATATCCCTACAGATCTTCTGGAAATCCAGAGAAGGCATAGTTATACGCGCAGTAAAGTCTGTATCGGGCATTGCGATGTCTGAATCGTCCCTATCCAACAAGTTGAGCTTGTAGCGAGTTCTACGCTTCTTCTCACCATTCTCAAGTACAATGTTCAAATGATTGGACTCTGATCGAGACACGCTAAAGGTTATTGTATCATCATTTGTAGCTGTCTTGACAATGCGGTAAAAGTGGTCGGTGTTGATACCTACATCCAACTTGGGCGCAGTATGATTGTACTCGTAATGTTCGAACTTGTTCGCATACAAACGCATGTGGCTCAATACAGTACGAGTGTTATCCATCGCAATCATTCGGATACCATCCTTATCAAACACCAGCGACATCTCAACCAACATCGACTTCAGACCTTCAGCCAGAGTTCGAATGGGGGCAGTCTGTACCGTTTTGGCTACCACAAAGTCGTCGCTCATTTGTATCTATCTTCGGCGAGACATGAAAGTATCTTTACGCAAAGTAATGAAGCTGTCTATTCTTGCTGCGATTGTCTCGATTGTTGCTACACTTCCACAGTTGTATAGCACACTCCAAACAGGTTTGCTTCGAGACCACCATCCATATACACCTGTATTAGCTCTGTTAGCAAACATTCTTCTGCTGGTTCATGGGTACCAGACAAAGGACGTTGGTATTCTAGTGTTGGGTGCTTGGTTTAGTCTGTACAATGCTGTATTGGTCTATTTCAAATTATTCTAGTTTGTTAAACTGGCGGTTGAAGGAAACACCCAAGAGTCCAAGAAGGCTAAAGAATATAACCAGAATCGCAAAGAATCCAAACATGTAGGCAAAGAACAAACCTACATAACCCAAGAACCCCGATGAATTTTTTGCAGCCAAGAAAGGAAGGCCACTGGGTAAAAGAAAGACAACAATAATAACAAGTATCAACAGAACTCCAAATAACGCGAGTACAACCTGGTTTCTAGATTCGGCAGGAATACGAAATCCAAACACAGAAACAGGACCAGTCTTTTTCGCAGGTGCTTCACCTTCTTCGTATGCCGCGTTCATTATTCTATTACTTTGATTTTACAATGAAGGGATAGACAAATAAAACAACAAGAATCCCAAGGACAGCAATATCAAACCAGCGTACAATTTTCTTATATTTGACAGGTAGTTCTTCGTATTCTTTATTGTAGTAGGATGGCTTAAACGTTCCTGATAACCAACCCAGTAGAGTAGGCTTCAACCTGTCATTACAATCATAGATAACGTCGTACCATGCCATCAAGATATACGCAGTTGTTGCTAACAGAAATGCCATAACAATTCTATGACCAAGAGCAACTGGATGAGGCAGCCAATACACTGCCAACACGAACGCGGAAAAGACCAGACATTTAGGATTCAAATACAACGGAGTTCCAAATAAACCGCCTCCCATTGCTAGATAACTATAAGATATTCTTCTTAGTACACAATGGCAACGCTCGTGAGAGATGTTGGAACAGGTATTCAAACTATCGTTTCAACAACAGGAACTGCTATCAAGACAACAACTGCATTAGCAGAGAAGAGTGTTGATATCGCAGGTAAAATAACAAATCAATCGGTAGACGCAGTTGGTGTTCTTGGCGTGTCAACCGTTGAAGCAGCAGGTAAGATTGGCTCTGCTAGCGTAGATGCGACTGGAGATATAGCATCGTCGGCTCTACACACAAGCTCAAAGATATCACAAGCTGCGTTAAATGCAACAGGTGATATCGCTGTTTCATCTCTTCAGACGGCAACAAAGGCCACAGAAACAACGGTTGAAAATGTAGGAAAATCTTTGAATGCCGCAACGACGCTGGCAGGTAATACTCTAACGTCTGCTCTAAAAGGAATCGATAACGTTCGCGGATTGGCTGCGGGACGAGGAAGTTTGATAGCAGAAAAGATAGCCGCAAGACAAGCAGCCGAAGGAAAGGTTCTTGATGATCTTGGAAAAATACGTATCGCGGCGGAGGAAGCGTTAAAGGAAATGAACAAGGTTGAAGTGCTTCTTGTATCGGGAATCAAAGAGATTGTTGCCATTCAGAAGACTATTCTCGCCGCAAACGTAAACATATATCGTCGTGCAAAATGCAAATGGTTTACTCGTATAACGGGTTCATGCGATGCTGAAACCATACAATCCGACCTAAAGAAATCGGGGTTTTATACCGAGAAGATTCTCAGAGACATCCAGAACGAAACTGTACATACAAAATTGGCATTGCGATCAGGAAATGGAAATATAGTCGAGATTGTGGATACCTATAAAGCAAATCTGGATAAAATCGCAAATGAATTTATTACCAATTTCAAATTATTGACAGACAAGTATGAGATGCTATCCAAGAAAGAACTTGGGTTGGCAGGTGGACGAAAGAAAACTAGACGAGGTAGGAAGCGTTCTCACAAGCGAAGACGTTATCGAGTATAGATAATGTACAATAAAGCATAGACTGCCAATACACCCAAGAATCCAACCTGGTCATCCGTTAGATTGTTATCCAAGGCTTCCATCAACAATACACTGGCAATAACCATTCCTGCGTCAGCCAATAAAATCTTCCAAGAACCCTCTGAAGCATACCGTTTGAACAAGTCAAGAATTGCGTTCTGACCATCGGGAACACCTTGGATGACCAGAAGGTAAAAAAGAACATCATGAATCATCTGAATGGCAACAGCAACGCCAACTAACGGCCAGCCCGAAAGACCTGGGTAAATCAACTGGGCAAGTGCGATTCCCAGAACAATAATCAGAATATCCGAACCCACGGCAACCAACCCGAAATCCTTATACCACGTATTCAGAGCATTTGTAAGATGTACAAATTTCGATAGAACAATAACACCCAAATCCACCCACGCAACCGATGTCAGCAACGGCAACCAATTGATCATTATTTAGAAGCACCAGTATTTGTTTCGAGTTTGAATACCAATCGGAATTGAACATGTGTCATTGCGTATCCCTCAACGCATAGCAGACACGGCAAACAACAGCAAAGCAGAACACAGGATTCTAATCCATGGCTATCGTGCGCAATATCGTTTCCGTCTCTAGGCTTGAATACATAGACTTCTTCAATGTTTTGAAATCCATGTTTAAGTTCTAAACAGGTCTTGACATCCTTGCGACAACGATTCGCAAACCCTTTGTGTTTGGCATAGACATCGCCGCTAACCTCTAGTGTTTTTCCAGTTCCGTACTGAAACTCTGTTGCTGAAACCTTGCGAGTATACTCTACAATGGCATCTGCAATAGCTTCAACGGCTTGCGTATAGTCTTCTCGTTCAGCGTCTTCTTTGGCTTTCTTGGCAGCAAGCATTTCCGCTTCGATACGTTTTAACTCTGCCATATCCATTGCATTAGATTGTCAAAGCACTTTAAATTCGTTTTACAGTATTTTTTCCCATACGATTCCATAAAAATCCAGCTCAACCTTGCGAAGAAGTTCGTTTGTAGTTTTTCTATCAAAATAGCTACATGGTTGTTTTTGTAGCATGTCAATATCGAGTGTTTTTCTTAACTCTTTCGCACGTTCATACTCTTCTATATAGTCTGATTGCGGAACAAATCCAAAGTATTTTTCATACCATGTCTTTCCCTGTCGCAGGAACGAGAAAGGACCTAGTTTCACCTTGGCATGTAATTCGTCGCAAAATATCGTCGACTCATCTTGAAGTTCAATTTTTATAACACCTTTGCTTTTTGCATAATCAATCATAAATTGTACCATTTCTCGAGTTCCATCTCCACGTTTCATACTACCATCGATAGTGCAGCTTGCGTGATATTCTACTGTATTGATAACGGCAACATTTGACCATTTTTCAATGTATAAAAACATGCACGGTTTGTCTGGATTTAATAACCAAATGTATTCGCGATTGTTTTCTACGTATGTTTCAATTTTATATTTGCCAATAATCTCCGCAGAATTGTAATCACCTCCTTTATACACAGGGTTTCTTCCCGTTCTATATAAAGTATTGAATAAAACACGTTCTGCCGTAGCATGTTTCATTGAAAATGTATTTATTATAATCACATACTTCTGTGTATGTTCCAGAATGGATCAACAAACTGCAGCAATCAAAATTCAATCGGTGTGGAGGATGTGGACAATTCGCAAACGATATGTAGACACTGACACGGAATCTGAATACAGTTGGGATTCAGCGGATATGGCTGAAGCATTTGCTGAACAAGAATGTCATAACTTTCACTGTGGCGGATACTAAAGAATATGTCACATGTATACTGTGCCGATTATGTTCAAGAGTTCAAAGATACGGGAGTTCTTCTGATGAGACACAATGATGTTCTTTGTGGTCTTTCCTGGATTTTAGTCATTCCAATCGGGGATGCAAAAATGTATTCATTTAAAAAGATACATTACATGAAGTACACGAATAACAAGATCATTATGTTTACGAGTTCAAACGATAAACATTCATATTATGAACTCAGTATAGACGATCCTGATCACAAAATTATAACATTAGATTTATACGAATGGCTTCGTGAGAAACTATGTTCGTCTAATCCTTCTTAACGACGCCAAACTTCCCCTTCTTCGTCTTGTAGCCCGCCTTCTCAAGACGCTTCTCTTTCTTTGCCTTCATCGACTTCTTCCGAGACACGATGCGACCCCACTTGTTCATCTTCAGATCCTTTTTCGTCAGACCACCCGACGTGTGATGAGCAGTTCCATGCATAACCTGAGCCCGAGAACCAATCTTTCTGTGTGCGCCACCTGCTTGTTCTGCTTCCATTTACCTTTCTAACGAGAAACTTTCACAAGTACAGAGGGTAAAAACGACAATGGACGTTCTTTTTGAGCGGGTCGTTCTTGTAGATTCGGTTCTTCGATTCTTCCGCAATAAATATCATTTGACCACTCAAATGGAAACGTAAATCCGATCTCTCCTTGATAAATACGTTCATGACTGAAGTGTACCAGGGCATCTTTTTTAAATTTTGGGTAAATGACATCGGCTAAAAAGTTTTGGTCATGTGCCCAACGGTGTCCTAAACTGGTATCCTCTCTGTATCGTGTATATTCTTGTTGTACAGAGAAACCTGGAACCTTTCGAAATCCCCATAGTCCTCCTAGAATAGGCGACGTATGATCCTTATGGTCTCGAATGATATGAAGACCATAGGATGTTGAGAGAAACTGTTGAATTGCCCATCGATCCTTCCAATGGACACGACTATCCGCATCACGAACAAACATGACGTCTACACCGGACTCATCAATAGCAAAGAATCTGTCTATCATATTGTTCTGACCAAGCTTCCCTGTCTTTCGAAGAATAACCTGTGGAAACGACAGAATGGATTGAATTCTCTCTTCGGTTATATCCGCACCTGCATATACAAACACCTTCCAGTCAGGAAAGTACTGTTGAATCAACTGTAGATTTTCAATCATTCCGACATGATACTTTGGATTTTCAGGTCCATACAAACAAAAAGAGAATACCTTCATTACACTGTATATTGGTATACTTTTAAACTTTATATGCGGAATACCTAACGTCTAATCATTCGATGTGTACAGACAAATGATATCTGGTAAATCGTTTGCAGACAAATGTCATTGGATATTTGATAATCGTTATCCAGAAAGACGTATTTTTGACTACTCGCGTGCGAGCTCTGGTGATTGGGTGTTCATAAATGGAGATTTTCTATATGAATTCTTGAATCGAGTTCCACTGTTTGCCGATAAGAAGTTTACATTTATTATTCACAACTCTGACCAATCATTTGATGAAGCTAAATTACAAAGACTGCTTCGTTTTGCGAATCATATCTACGCAATCAATACGACAGTGAAACACCCGTTATTAACAACTATACCGATTGGCTTCGTCGATAAACAATTGCCATTTTTGCAGTCCTTTCAACACCCGAAATGTGAAAGAGATATCGAAATCTATATGAATTTTACAATGAATACAAATATTGAAAAACGCAAAGAATGTGCGAGTATATTTGAAAACGATCCTCGTGTAGTTCAACGTTCCAATGTTTCTGTTCCAGAGTATTATTCAGACTTATGCCGGTCAAAGTATGTTCTTTGTCCCGAAGGAACGGGTATAGACACACATAGAGTGTATGAAGCTCTCTTCTGCGGAGCTACTCCTGTTGTATTACGAAATACGTTAAGTCAATTGTATGAGACACTGCCCGTATGTATAGTCAACAAATGGACAGACCCATTCTATATTCCGTCTAGTGGTTCCTTCGACGCGCGTATCGAATCTTATCTATATGTTCTCTCAGGAAATACAACAATGAAACTTTTTGAAACGCGTCTTCGTATGATTGAAACACTTGTTCCTAAAAATGGGAATTATGCTGAAATTGGTGTATTTGAAGGTATGTTTTCACTACAGATTATTAAATCTCTAGAACCCAGTCGTTTTCATATGATTGATATATTTTCTGGGTGGTGTGATTCTGGAAATGAAGATGGAAACAATGTAGTAAAACGAGACATGGATAAAGAATATATTAGGCTACTAAAAGAAACATACAACAACCCTTGTATACGGATAATGAAAGGAAAAAGTAAGGAAATGATGTCTACGTTCCCAGATAATTCTTTGGACATGGTTTATATTGACGGGGACCACAGTTATGAAGGTTGTAAACAAGATTTAGAAGTTTCATATTTGAAAGTAAAACCAGGAGGTTGGATTATGGGACATGATTATGAAATGAATAGACTAAAAACTGCATATCTTTATGATTTTGGTGTAAAGAAAGCTGTTGATGAGTTCTGTGAAACATATGCCCAAACAATCCATGCAAAAGGTTTGGACGGTTGCGTATCTTTCGCAATACAGGTTAATAAGGCTTCCTAAAGTAAACTCCAGTATAGTCTATTGTATGAAGAACCAGCTCGGGATGTTTTACTAAAAATTCATCGACTGCTTTTCTACATCCTTTCCAATGACCATAGTCGTCAATCAGAACAATGCCACCCGGAGAAACTAAAGGATAGAATGTATCGAGTTCAAAACGGGTAGAATCATAAAAATCAGTGTCTAAACGAAGAACTGCAATATTCCCTAGTTTTACTTTGGTGTTCCGAATGTCGCCTTCGTGAAATTGAATCCGATTCCAGTCGTATTGGACATGTTTGCGTAAATTTGTTTGTACAATATCCAAGGAACATTGAGCCTTAACGATTGGGTTTGATAACAGCGATGATGCATGTTTATTGTTTAAATCGAAATCATCGTCCGACGGATCTGTCATTCCTGTAAACGTATCAAATAAATGGAAAATACGCTCTGTTTTTTTGTATAATTCATATTGTTTCAGCATTGCCATTATACTCCCCCCTTTCCAAACACCAATTTCAACAATATCGCCTGGTATTTTTTCATTTTCAATAATACGAATGCTCTCGATGTTTTGAGCTAAACGTTCTTTTGAAATCATTGTATAAGGAATACATATATCGATAATAGACTGATTCATAGTTATTTGAAATAGATTATCAAAATGTTTTACAATATACTGGTACATTCTATTAAATTTTCCATTTCCATTCCCGGGATCTCCAGCGAAATGAAGTAATGAATTTGGATAAGGTTTATCTTCTTTGGGTGGAAATATGTAATTAACATCGGTGAGCAGTGTTCTGTCTGTTTGGTTGTTGCGGTTAAAATATGCATTCATAAATGATTGTTCATAGAAGAAACGACCATTCCATTGTATAATCATATGTTGGATGGCTAAGAAATGATTGCGCATAGTTTCAGACTGAAGAAATGCAAAACATCCGGCATTAAATACGTGTGTATTATTTTTCTTAAACGTGTCTAATTCAAATGTTGAATAATTTTGTAATCCCCACATCAAGTTCTTGTGATCTTCTTGTTTCTGGGTTTCAGTGTAGACATAAAGAATATCGGGTCTTGTAATACCGTCCAAAAGGCTATATATATTCATATGAACAAGAATATCTGAATCCAAAAACAAAACCCGACTATATTGATGAATGTTCGAGAGCTCAAAAATGCGAAGTTTATTCATAGACGCATGTTCTGGTGTTGTCGAATTTAAGAATGTCTTATATATAACCTGATTGCCCAAGATAGACATACATTTTGATAGAAATGACTCATCGCAAAGAATAGCAATATCACCTGTATATCCAGATTTCCGAAGCGTATATATAGAAAGACCAATCAACTTAATATATTCATCCGAATAACCCACTGTATAATAGATCAAATCCATTGGAATTATTCAACATTTAATATCGATATTTCAAACACAATTTGGGGTAGTTTTCTACCCACTGTTGTATTTGCTTTTTTTAATTATTTAACACTCCACAACCACAACCAGTATTACAAGACTAACTTGCTTAGTTGGAGTACGCCAGACCACCCATGCCGCTCATCACGCGCAGCACGTTGTAGTTCACCGCATACACGCGCACCTGGGCCGTACGACCAGAGCGCACCGTGTTGACGGACACAGTCAGCTGCAGGGTCGCCTTGTCGATACGAGAGAAGTTGCAGGTACCGCTGGGCTGGTGCTCCTCGGGCTTCAGGGCGAAGCTGTACACGTTGATACCCACGGACGGGGTACGGCTGTGGTGCTGGTAAGGCTGCACACGGTCGAAGTAGCGACCCTCACGCTCCGTGAAGCGGTCCTGGCCGTTCAGCTGCAGCTTGGCAACCTCCACGGGGTTCTTGCCAGAGCACTTCACGCCAGAGTCCAACACAACCTTGGCCAGCAGGTAGTTGGTGGTCTGGGCGAACACCTCATCACCCTGGTCGGCACCAGAGTCCAGCCAAGACGCACCAGAGGCGAAGGACGGGCCCTGCATGATACCGACACCAGGCAGGTACGGGCCAGAAGGACCATCGCCCGCCGTCGTGGGAACCGCGATCGTGGAGGCACCACCGATCAGAGAGCCACGGGCCAGCACGTCCATGACGATACCCTCCGTGCTGAAGTCATCCGTGTAGTTGAAGGGCTGGCAGCCGTTCACCTCAGCGATGAAGTTCTGGCCAGGCGTGCAGTCCACGAAGGAATCACGCTGCACAACCCACACGAGCTCCTTCACGGGGTGGTTGAAGTTCAGCTGGATCTTGTTGCTAGAGCTGGTTATGCTCTCGGCGCCAGTGAACTGCAGCTGCTCGATCAGGTACTCGTGGGTCTGCTGGGCAAAACGACGACGCTCCTCAGTGTCCAGGTACACATAGTCAATGTACAGGGAGGCAGCCGTCAGGGACTGGATCGCCGTAGAAGGAGCCGTGGCATTAACCTGCTCGTAGTAGCAGCAGTTGATCCACTGCTCGAACTCCACGTTGATGCGCACCTCGTGGTACTGCAGGGCGATCAGCGGGATGGCCAGACCAGGGTTGCGGCAGAACCAGAACTGCAGAGGGATGTACAGCGTCTTCGCCGGGGTACCCGCACGAGGAGCACAGCTGTTGGTTAGCTCGGCACCCGCGCAAGAGGCATCCAGAGCATAACCACGAGCATCCTTCATCAGCACCAGGTCGTGGGTGTTGCCGATCATGTCATCCAGGGCAGCAACCGTACCGGCATCCTGGGTCAGCTGGGTCCAGATCTGCATCCAGTCGCCATACTGCCTGTCGATGCGCTGACCACCGATCTCCAGCTCAACCACCTTCACCAGGCGGTGGCCGATGTAGTTCAGCCAGCGGAAGCGCTTCAGGTTGGTACCACCGTTGACCAGGTCCACGGCAGGCAGCACCACCTGAACGTACGTGCGGTACATCAGATCAGCATTACGGTTGATAACCGCCGTCACACGCTTGTTGAAGTCGGCCTGACCGTTGAAGGTCACCTCGATCGACTCCATAGCGAAGTTCGTGTGGCGCTTGTACAGCACCTTCCAGAAGGTCACCTGGGGGTTGCCCGAGATGTAAATGTCCTGTGCACCATAGCTCACAAGTTGTAATAGACCGCCACCCATAGTTGTTGTGTCTTAGTGGCAAGAAAAAAGTTTTACACGCAAGAAAACGTACTTGATAAATGAAGGTATATGTAGTGAGTTGTAGTCCCGAAAGAGTAAACCGTCTTAGGTCAGCTTCTGAACCACTCGGATTGGATTTTGTTGTTATCCATTCTCCTAAATCAGACGATCCAGAAGTATTGCATAGAGGTCGAACATGCCTCGAAACGAAGATGAGTTATCCAACTGGAATTGCGGCAACAATTGGTCATATTCGCGCAATGAAACGGTTTGTAGATGATGGAGGGGATTGGGGGATTCTCATTGAAGACGATGTGCGGTTTCACAAGGACTTCAATCGGATTGTTTCTGTACTTGAGAATTCAGCAACGAATGTAGATATCATTAGTTTGGGATTTGTCAACTTTCCGCAAGGAAGTACTGAGTCTCTTGAAGGCATTCCACTCTTAAAGAATGTAGGACTTTCAAATCCTTGGGGGGCACAATGTTATATGATTAACCGCCAATACGCAAAACATCTTGTCAAACTCTTTCATGATGTGGATGATTTGTATACACCTTACAACGGACACTTTGTAACAGACTGGGTTCTGTTTGACCCTGTTCTAGGATGTAGACGTCATACCCTCATGGAACCTATCGCAGTAGAAGACCCGAACGAACCTACACTCGCAGGAAGTACAAACAAACCCGATCTATTTTGCGTATTAAATCGAGACTCATTCTTTATGTAGACACCCGAAACACACTGCTTCGTATTTTTCAGCGCCACCTACATCCACTTGTCCTTCGGATTGGTTTGAATTCTTCTTATATCGTGTGTAATATGCTTCGGATGCGCCATTACACCGACGACACAATGCCGACAACTTGGATACCCGATACGCCAAGGGAATACAATCCAGAATCTCTCTGAACGGTTCTTGATGCGCATCACCGTCCAGTCCAACCAACA